TGGATGCAGAACGTGAACATCAACACTGCCAGCGCGGGTAGCGCGGCGCAAGCGATGTACTTCTACCGGACGCAGGAAATACGGCTGGACAATCTTTATTTGAATGGAAATCAGAGTACCGGCCAAACTGGAATCACGCTGGATGGCGGCGGTAACTACGCTGGCGGAACCTTCATCGACATAGTGATGAACGGTTTTGGAACCGGATGGTATCTGACCGGAAATTCGAGTCCGGCTGGCAGCTTCGCCAATGCCAGCACTTTCGTCAAGACGCACATCGTATGCCCAACGAGCGGCGGCAATCCCATCGCTGGAACCTATGGAATCAATGTAGGCTACGGTGACGGCAACACATGGACGGGTGGCGACGTTGAGGGTTGCTCGACCATGTTCCACCTCGGCGCGAACGCCGTGAACAACACCATCCTCGGTTTGCGTAACGAGAACTCTACGACCCAGTATCAGGCAGATTCGGGGTCAAGTTTTAACTACGTGGCGACAGGCGGAACGTTCTTTACTGGTGACCTGATTGACAACGGAAGCCGCAACTCATTCTGGGACTCATTTCATCGCACTGTGAATGGAATAAAGGGCGACTGGTACGCCAGCCAGCAGGATGCGACAGTCACCGACCACCAGCGCCTCGGCATAGGTCTGGGCAACGAGCGCGGGCGCGTGACGGAATACCAGACTGACTACGGCTATCGCTGGACTGAAGGCTTGAGCGATGGAACGGCGGGCCAGCAGGTCTGGTATGTACAGGACTTGCTTAACAACATCAGCCGCATCTCGGTCGGCCAATATCTCAGCCCCACTGCCGGAGTCGTAACAAACGTGATTCTGAATAATGGCGGCTGCTACTCCTCGTCCACCCCGCCGACCATTAGCTTCACTGGGGGCGGCGGAAGCAGCGCGGCGGCCACCGCAGTCATGGCCGCTTCGAGCTGCTCTGGCGGCTGGACGGTTTCAAGCGTGACGATGACGGCTGGAGGAACGAGTTACACCTCACAGCCAACCGTGACGTGGACAGCCTCGAATCAGGTTACAGCGCCGAATGCGGTTGCCGAGATTGCAACCACGGGCAGCACGAACAATCAGACCGTTTTCAACTCCGCTGGCACGGGCGCGGTGGTTATCAACGGCTCTGCCAACTCAGGAACCGGCGGTGTGGTTATTGACAGTGGCGGCGCGACACCATCTGAAATCTACTTCATAGATTCGAGCGGAAACACCTCGCAGTGGGGTCAGTTGAATTTCTATAGCGGCTCAACCGAGACATGGCAGTGGGAATGCCAGAGCCTCACCGGCTGCCAGCTTCGCAACGCCAACGCTACTACTCCCATGTCGCCCTTCATTGCTTACACAAATGGAGGCACCGAACTCGACAGTCAGGGAGCATCCTCAGTTGTCATCAACAACCACTCGACTGCGGGTACGGGCGGCTTCATCGTTTACGAGGGCGGCGCGAACTACAATACGGCAGCGTTTTCCGTTGGCAGCAATGGTTCGGCTACCGTCGCCAACAATCTCGCCGTCACAAACCACCTCAATCAGGCGGCAACGAAAGACTTTGCCGGAACGTGCTCCATGTCTGGTACGTCCACCTGCACGGTATCCCTCCAGCATAGCTACAGCAGTACGCCGCTCTGCTTTGTGCAAGCAACCACTAACAACACAACCGGCGTCTACTGCGCCGTATCCAGCAATAATGCCGTAGTAACCGCCGCCGCGACAAACTCGCTGACGTGGCAAGTGCTTGTCATTGGAAATCCGAATTGAGCAGTACCGGGCAGGACACAGGGCGGTATGTACGAAGGCTAATAAAGCTGCTAAGGCGGCATAAAGGTAACTAATGAAACGAATGCCAGCATCCCTAATTACATTTTTGCAGACCAACCCAAACTGCCTCAAGTCTGACCTGTTTGTGATTACACTCCCGACCGGCACACAGATGTTCCTCTCTGAGGGACCGCAAAACATCACTATCCCTTCCGGCACGGGTGGTTGGAGCGGAGCAACTGAAACATTCCTCGCCACAACTTATGGACGATGGTCTCGCGGCGCTATTACCAGTGAGGCCGGGTTCAATTTGAACTCAAACACCATGAGTCTGACTTGTATCCCTCAGCAGTCCACTACATACCCCGGCGCTTCGATTGGACTGCTTAACGCAGCATTGCAAGGGTTGTTTGATGCCGCATCGGTCACCGTGCAGACGACCTATATGCCCATCGGGAACTACGGCAATGTATCCGCTGGGCTTGAAACCAAGTTCACCGGAACGATAACCAAGATTACCGATATTAACAGAGTAAAGGTGGAATTCGAGTGTTCTGACCCGCTCTATTTGCTCAACATGAAAGTCCCAACCCGTCTGTTTCAGGCCAACTGCCCGTGGTCCTTCTGCGATTCCAATTGCACACTGTCAGCCGCCACTTACACAGTAGCGTTTACCGCAGCATCGGGCAGCACGAATTACACCCTGATACCCGCAACTGCATTTACGGAGCCGGTCGGATACTACACGCAGGGCGTGGTTAGATGTACAAGTGGAGTCAATAGTGGATTGAGTCAGTCTGTCAAATTGCATGATTCGTATGGAAATTTAGAACTCGCTGCTCCGTGGATTATGCCAGTTGCAATCGGGGATACATTCACAGTCATCAAGGGCTGTAATAAAACGATGTCCGCGTGTGAATCGGTGAATAACGTGATTAACTTTGGCGGGACTCCATTCACCCCGCCAGCTACAGATGCGGTGTAAACATAATGACGGATGACCAAAGACAAACTGTTGTCGCAGAAGCTAAGTCATGGATAGGGACTCCCTATCAGGGCTGGGCGCAGATAAAGGGCGCTAAAGGCGGTGTAGATTGTGGGATGCTGCTCAAGGCCGTATTCCAGAGTTGTAACCTCATCCCTCATGGTGACCTGAGCATAGATATGGGCTACTCATTACAGGCAGCTCAACACAAGCCCGACAAAACATATTTCAATCTTGTCGAATCGTTTACGCACGAGATACCAGAGAGTGAAGTCAAGCCGGGGGATGTGGTTCTATTCAAGCTAGGCCACGCCTATGCACACGGCGGCATTGTAACCGAGTGGCCTATCATCGTACACGCTCTTGCTCATGGGGGTGTGAGGCTTGCAAATGTGGATACCCACCCAAAACTGAAGGGCGTCACACGCAAGATATTCACGCTTAATGATAAAGGATAATTATGGGACTCTTCGGTAACGGACAATCAGGACCAACCAAACTCAATGGAGTGCGTATCACTCAGAGCAAGCAGGGTTACGCTGTCCCTGTTGTTATGGGTGCCAATAAAATACAGCAATCTCTCATTTGGTTGAATTCCTTGAGCAGCCAAGAAGTATCCAGTGGCGGCGGTGGCGGTGGCAAAGGTGGTGGTAAGGGCGGCGGCGACGAGTACCTTTACAGTGCTGATGTTATAACGGCCTTGTGCGCGGGGCAGGTAGCCGCAATCGGCAACGCGTGGTCTAATCAAACATGGCTTGCCAATAGCTATGCGAATGAGTCATACGCATTGACAGGGACGAGCTACACGCCTGTATACGCGACGACTCTGGTTGCCAATAATGGCGTAGCAATCGCCACGACCTACTCCGGTTCCTATACCGATTATGGCGCTCCGGCTGCTACGGTGCTGGGTGGCTTTAATTACTCGCCGCTGACTCTTGTTCCTTATATAAATTCGAGTACCATATCATCGCTGACCGCAACTGAGTATACTTTCAACCCCGCAAACAATACATACTATTTTGCGTCTTCTATCATTGGGCGCACCGTCCAAGTCTGGTATCAATACTCACTGACGCAATTCATGCAGCAAGAGGCTGGCCTCGTTACCAGTTCACTTGTTATCTACCCCGGTGGGAGTCTCGGTCCGCAGAATGATTATGGCGTCGTGTATTACAACAATGGGAACAGCCTTGATGGTGAAGCCTTGACTGCCGTTAGTGGAACCCCAACGCAAGCGGGAACATACAGTTTTGCATCGGGAGGTACAAATTCAGCGCCGGAGTATCAGTTTGCCACGGGTGACATAGGCAACGAAGTGCTGATTACGTGGAGCTATCAGAACCTAAATGCCGTGCAAAACTCGGCACCCACAACGCTCAACTATGAATTGTACGGCGGTTCGATGGGCCAATTTCCGGCACCGTATGTATCTAACGATGAGGCATTGGGCTACACGGGCATTGCCTATCTCTTGTTTAGCCCTATGTCGTTAGGCACAGAGGCGATGATACAAGACAACGTGTTTGAAGTAATCACCTACGATGGCTATGGGGGCGGTATTGTCGATTGCAACCCTGTTGCTTGCGTCTACAAGGTGCTGACTAACCCAATGTGGGGGCTGGGAAGTGGGCAAGTCCCATTCCCCTCATCGGTTATAGACGCAGTTACATGGGGGTCATCCGGGACGGCTGGAACACAGTCGGTGAATAGCACGGCATGGAACTGGTTTAGTGCCCAAAACTTTTTCATCAGTCCGATTATCGACAGCCAAGACACAGCGGCATCCACTATGGGCAAGTGGCTGGAAGCTGGGATGTGTGCCGCTTTCATGTCGGAGGGCTTGCTCAAACTCGTTCCCTATGGCGATACATCCACTGCTGGTAACGGTTGTACGTGGGTTGCTCCCTCGGAATCGGTCGTAAGCCTTGACGACACCTGCTTTGTTGTGAAAGACGGGGAAGACCCCGTAAAGATTGAACGCTCTGCATGGCAGGACGCAAGCAACAAAGTACAGGTGCAATTCAAGAATCGCTCTAATCAGTATTCAGATGAGGTTGTTGCGGAATCTGACCAAGCCGCAATTAACCGCTATGGGTTGAGACTTGAAGACCCGCAAGACTGGGACTTCATCACGACGCTACCTGCGGCAACATTCGCAGCATCCATGCGCGTCAAGCGCAGCGTCAACATTCGCAACACTTACACATTCACGGTGCCATTCACTTACTCTTATCTTGAGCCAATGGACATCGTTAACATCACAACCTCTAGCCTCTGGGCTGTTGGCTCGAACAATCTCAATCTCGGTATTACAACTCTTCCTGTGCGGATTGCCAAGGTTGTGGACGACCCCAAGAATGGACTTGAAGTTACCTGTGAAGATTATTTATGGGGTGTTCATCAACCATCATTCTATAACAAGGATATAAGCCGGGGAACTTCTCTAGTCAATGCTTATGCACAACCGGGCAACTCTGAAGTCGTGATGTTTGAAGCCACGCAGCGGTTGACTCAGTATCAGGGCAACCAAATCTGGATTGGCGCGGCTGGACAGTTGACCGACTGGGGTTCCTGTAATGTATGGGTCAGTCAAGATGGGACAAAGTATTTGCAGGTTGGAAGTATCACGCAACCCGCTCGACTCGGAACACTTGCATCAGCTCTGACCGTGACCGCTGACCCTGATACAACGGCTAACCTTGTAGTGCAACTGGCTAACAATTGTGCCCCGCTGGAATCAGGCACCTCGTTAGATGCAAATTCGGGCAATACGATGTGCTTTGTTGATGGGGAGATTATCAACTATTCGACGTGTGCATTGACCGGCAATGCGACATACACGATGAGCGGTTATCTTCGTCGTGGGCAGATGGGGTCAACCATCGGCGCTCACGCGGCGGGTTCCCTGTTTATGCGGCTGGATGGCTCCGTACTGAAATACACGTATGACCCAACGTGGAAGGGGCAAACACTGTATTTCAAGTTTCAGAGTGTGAACGGGTTTGGAAACTGCGCTCAGGAATTATCGACACTGACAGCAGTACCATTCACAGTGCCGGGGTTGAATCCCGGAACGATTGATGCCGCAACGGGGATTGTCACCATAAACAGCAGTGCGGGTATGAACAACCTGTCGCTGGCTGCCAATCAAACCGTGCTGTTCAATCCCTCAACCTCAACATCATCAACTCTCACTATAAGCATCCCGGCGCAATCGTTGCTTAGAACGAATGGGACAGCACTGACTGTCCCCGCTGCGTCTCAGACATTCACGGGCCTAGCGGCCAGCACATCATATTACTTCTTCCCGTATATCAGCGCGGCAACAGGCGCTTTGGCATTTGCGAACCCGACACCGCCCCTTACGTCTACGACAAACAATTCCATCTATGCGGCTACCTGCTCTTCAGATGGAAACTATCCAGCCACAGCAGATTACATCCTACTGACAACTGGGTCTGCCATCAACCCGACTGGCGGTGGTGGCTCTACTGGCGATGGCACCTGCCCAGAGAGTCAAGAGTTGGTGACAGAGAGAACTAGAGGAGCCATCAAGGCTATAGACGTACAGGCCGGTGATTATCTCAGGGGAAAGTGCTTTGCAACTGGCGAAGACGTGTATCGTCGCGTTGTACACGTCCGTAGGCAAGAGGCTGCTATCTGGCGCATGGTAGATGGTCACCGTGTTAGCCCCTGCGAACCCATTTGGCACGAAGGGGCATGGAAAGCAGCGTTCCGTGCGACCGGCTCAACTATCGACAGGTACAACGGGATTCGCATGGATATTAGTCTTGATTCCGATAGCTACAACGAACAGAATTACTACCTCAGTGAAGGCACCACACCATTGCTGATACACAATATGCTGATGCGGCTGTGTTAAGGAAGAAAAATGCAAAATATATGGATGTTGTCTCCCGTTACGACAGCCAGTTATGGCACCTATCCAACCTGCTCTGCATACGCGACGGGCTGGCAAATGCCCATGTACCCATCTGACGCCAATGGGCAAGGACTCGCGTATTGCCAATGCACGGATGAGCAGATAGCCGCTGCTACAGTTGACCCTGATGTTACTGTCCTGCCTCTCTATCAGGCGGCTTTGCCAGCAGCCGTCATTACTGCGTATACAGCGCATGGTGCCACCACTGGTATGTCGCTGGCCACGCTGCTCAAAAGTCTAGGTGCTATTGAGCCACGTTTTATAAACCTAGACCCTAATGTGTCTACGCTTATTGCACTTGGACTTATATAAAGGAGACGAACATGGACGACCAAGCAGTAAATCTCATAACAGACGCACTCAATCGAATCAGCGATAAGCAGGATGAACTAGCCGTCAATCTGAATGAATGGCGTCAAGAACTCTCTGAGCGTACTTCCAAGCTGGAGGCGGTTGTCAAACCAGCTTTGCAGGGCAATGGAACGCCGAGCGAGATATTTCAAATCAAGGAGAGAGTGACCACGCTGGAAGAGAAGGGTTGGCTATTCTCTGGCATCAGCCGGGTCGTACAGATTGTGGGTCTAGCTGCATGGACGCTTATAACGACTGGACTGACTCTCGGTGTTGAGCAACTGATAAAGCATTACCTCTAATCTCAGTATTAGTGAACAATAGAAAGTGATATTATGTGGGCGTAATTATAGGTAATGCCTTAGATGTATTGCCGAGTATAGCTTCCAACTCCTACCAAGGGTGCCTAACCGACCCGCCATACGAGCTAGGATTTATGGGGAAGGCGTGGGACTCGACTGGTATAGCCTTCAATCCGGCTGTATGGTCAGAAGTATTGCGTGTACTCGCTCCCGGCTCGTATCTCATGGCTTTTGGCGGAACTCGTACATTTCACCGCATGACTTGCGCCATAGAGGATGCTGGGTTTGAAATCCGTGACTGCCTGATGTGGCTGTATGGAACGGGCTTCCCAAAGTCCAAGTCATGCCTCAAGCCGAGCTATGAGCCTATCATTCTCGCCCGTAAGCCGGGTAAAAACAGTTCACTCCTCAACATTGACGACTGCAAAATCGGGGATGAGATTCGTCTATCGCCATTGTGTCAAGGCGATAGCACTTACAGCGGTGGATGGAATGGCGGAAAGCCCTCGCTCGTTACAGGCCGCTGGCCCGCCAATACAATCCTTGACGAGTCATTCGCTGATGAGAAATGGTCGCGCTATTTCTATTGTGCTAAGGCCAGCCGCAAGGAACGAGATACCGGGCTACAGGGTTTCCCACTCGCACCCGGTATACGCACTAATGCTCCGCGTTCATCAGAGGATGCAAAGACAGAACACCATTTCAATAACCATCCCACTGTCAAGCCCCTGAGCCTCACAGAGCACCTAGCCAAGCTGATACTGCCCCAACCCTCAGCCGATGGATGGCGGCGTCTGCTAGTGCCCTTCAGTGGTTCCGGTAGCGAGATGATAGGCGGCATAAAGGCCGGGTGGGATGAGGTCACCGGAGTTGAGCTATCCACCGAGTACGCGGCTATAGCTGAGTCAAGGATAGAGTATTGGAGAGCAAGATAATGAATATATCGAATGAAGGCTTACAGCTAATCAAGGTCAGCGAAGGATTCCGAGCAAATACATATCTGGACGTGGCCGGGTTCCCCACCATCGGCTACGGTCACCGGCTGCTACACCCTGAATCGTACCCCAACGGCGTCACTGAGGAGGAGGCAACCGCCCTGCTCTTGCAGGATGTACAGAGCGCGGAACATGCCGTCTCGCGGCTGGTCAAGGTTGCGCTCACTCAGGGGCAGTTTGACGCCCTCGTGGATTTCACCTTCAATCTCGGCTCCGGTCGGCTGGCGAGTTCTACCCTGCTGGCGGACCTTAACGCTGGCCGCTATGCCGATGCGAAAGCGCAACTGATGCTCTGGGACCGCGCCGGGGGAGTGGTTTGCACCGCTCTGGCGACTCGTAGGCAAACTGAGGCTGCATTGTGGGGGGGATGAGTCCACTACGGCGTGACGGTCACACCAGAGACGGGGTAACCCCTTTACTATTTCGTGACTGATTTGCTGGAGATGGGCTGTTGACCAAAGGCTGCGACGGAGGGGCGGCTGGCTGCATTAGAATCTGTGTTGACAATGGCTCACAACTTTTACGGTCGTAGAAGGGGATTTATGACCGGAGGAGAGGGGCGAGAGGATTCATGGCCAAGCTGACGGAACAGGAACAACAGGAGGTCATCCGCTTTATTGATGCGGGTAAGCCGCTCCCGGAGAAGTACCGCTTTTTGCTCTTTGATGACAAGCGCGAAGTGGAACTGGTGTGGAACGGCAAGACCAACGAGGTCACAAATGTCGTGCTGCCCTTTCAGGTAATTGAGCAGGTGGACGAGCCACGCGCCGAGAAGCCGGAGGACATGGCATTGCAAGCTGGTCTCTTCGATGAGCGCGGTCGCCAGTTGAAGGGCTGGACGAACAAACTCATCTGGGGTGACAACAAGCTGATTCTCTCCTCGCTGAAGAACGGGCCGCTACGCGAAGAGATTGAGGCGCAAGGGGGGCTGAAGCTCATCTATATTGACCCGCCCTTTGACGTGGGTGCCGACTTCAGCATGGACATTGAGATAGGCGATGAGACCTTCACGAAGAAGCCGGGAATCCTCGAAGAGATTGCCTACAGGGACACTTGGGGGCGGGGCACGGACTCGTTTATTTCGATGATTTATGAGCGGCTTGTCCTGATGCAGGACTTGTTAGCGCCTGATGGGACTGTTTACGTGCATTGCGACCATCGCTTGAGCGGACTGGTCCGACTGGTTCTTGATGAAGTGTTTGGTACTTCGTCGTTTCTGAATGAGATTATCTGGTGCTTCTCCCAAGGAGCTAAGTCCAAGAGGATGTTTGGGAGAAAACATAACACTATTTATTCATACGCACGCACGCCAGAGGCTCAAATCTTCAATGCTGATGAGGTGCGCGTCGAAATGAAATCCGGGAAAAGTTCCTTCGGAGGAAGACTGCTCACTGACGATGATGGCCGTGAATACCGCCTCGTGTATGGCACAAAGAATGCTCAAGGAGAAACTAAATACTACAAATACTACTTGGATGAAGGGAAGATTCCAGAAGATTATTGGACTGACATCAACAGCTTGCAATCTGGTGTAACTGAAAGAGTAGACTATCCAACGCAAAAACCAGAGGCGCTTCTCGAACGTATAGTCGCGGCCTCATCTAATCCCGGAGATTTGGTTGCAGATTTTTTTGGCGGTTCTGGAACAACTGCCGTTGTGGCTGAAAAACTTGGCAGAAAGTGGATTACCGCCGACCTTGGCAAGTTTGGTATTCACACAACGCGCAAGCGCATGATTGGAGTTCAACGTGAGCTGAAGGCCGCTGGCAAAGATTACCGCGCCTTCGAGATTTTGAATCTGGGCAAGTACGAGCGTCAGCACTATGTTGGCGTGAATCCAAATCTGCGTGAGGCGGAGCAACAGGAGCAGCTTGCACAGAAGGAAGCTGCCTTCCTTGACTTGATTCTGACGGCATATAGGGCTGAGAAGACCGATGGCTTTGCCACATTTCACGGTAAGAAGGCAGGGCGGTTGGTCTCGGTTGGCCCGGTCAATATGCCGGTGACGCGGCTCTACGTGGAAGAGGTCATCGCCGAATGCCGCCAGAAGCGCATCACCCGCGTGGATATTCTCGGCTTTGAGTTTGAGATGGGACTCTTTCCCAACGTGCTGGACGAAGCCCGTTCCAAGGGCATCGACATTGCGCCCAAGTACATCCCGGCTGAGGTCTTTGACAAACGTGCCGTTGAAAAGAATCAGGTGCGCTTCCACGATGTTTCCTACATCGAAGTCAAGCCGCACGTGACCACGAAGAAGGGTGGTGGCGGCACAGTGGCCGTGGAACTGACTGACTTCTCCGTCTTCTACTCGCAGGACTCCATCGCATCGGCAGAGGCATCCTTGAAAGAAAAGGCCAGCAAGATAGTGGTGGACAAGGGACAGATTGTCAAAGTCTCCAAGGACAAGAACGGTATTGTGACCCGTGAGTTGCTCACAAAGAAGTGGTCTGACTGGATTGACTACTGGGCTGTGGACTTCAACTTTGAGAGCAAGCGCGAGATTATTCGCAAGCAGATTGTGCCAGAAGACCGGCTTCCGGGAATCGAGGCCGACCAGATGAAGTTGGAAAGTTACGAAGAGGTCTGGACGGGCGACTACATCTTTGAGAACGAGTGGCAGGATTTTCGCACTAAGAAGAAACGTAGCCTGAATCTGATAAGCGTTGCCAAGGAATGCCCCTCTGGGCGGCGGAAGATTGCAGTGAAGGTGGTAGACATCTTTGGCAACGACACGATGACGATTGTGGAAGTAACGGTAGGGGGGAAGGCATAATGGCACTGCATCCGAAGTTTCCATCGTCGCCCTATTCAATTCTCGACCCTGAGATACGCTGGTTCCCAGCAGACGAGGCCATGCGTGACACCAGCGCCGAAAAGCTGATGCCGCCGCTGGTTCCTACCCTACGTAAGAAGGTCAAAGAATGGCGGGAGAGCGGCTACGTGGGAGCCACCGATACCAGCAAGAGTTTGCTCAACTGGTGGTTCAACACCCCGAAGCTGTGGCCGCAACCTGATGGGACGCTGGGTGACTTCCAATACTACTTTGCCCAGCGTGAGGCGCTGGAGACCATTGTTTACCTGTACGACGTGGTGGGAGCCAAGGACAAGCATGACCTGATGCGCTTCGACGCAACAGGCGTTGTCAGCGGCGGGATGTTTGATGAAAGCTGGCTGCGGTTTGTTATCAAGATGGCAACCGGCTCCGGCAAAACCAAGGTGCTGAGTTTGGCGCTGGCGTGGAGTTTCTTCCACAAGACGTATGAGGCCGACTCCGCCCTGTCACGGAACTTTCTGGTGATTGCGCCCAACATCATTGTGCTTGACCGCATCCGCAAAGACTTCGATGGGCTGCGTATCTTTTTGAAGGACGACCCGGTGTTGCCCGAAGATGGCTGGGGCGGTCGTGACTGGCGCAGTGATTTCCAGTTAACTTTGCACATTCAGGATGAAGTGCGGGTCACGCAGAAGACCGGCAACATCTTCCTTACCAATATCCACCGCGTCTATTCTGGCGACGATATTCCTGCCACCGCCAACGATGACGACATGATGGACTACTTTTTGGGCAAGCGCCCCACGGGAGCAACGACCGACCAGAAAATTGACCTTGGCATGATTGTGCGGGAGATTGACGAACTGATGGTGCTGAATGACGAGGCACACCACATTCACGACCCGCGTATGGCGTGGTTCAAGTCGATAGAAGACATTCATAACCGGATGCTGCAAAAGGGCTCTTCGCTGTCCATGCAGTTGGATGTGACGGCAACGCCACGGGCTAACAATGGAGCCATCTTCGTCCAGACGGTGGCTGATTATCCTCTGGTGGAGGCCATCGCCCAAAACGTGGTGAAGCATCCTGTGCTGCCTGACGGGCCGAGCCGGGCCAAGTTGGTGGAGAGGCAGAGTGCCAAGTACACGGAGAAGTATGCCGACTACCTTGACCTCGGCGTGATTGAGTGGCGCAAGGCCATGGACGAGCACGAAAAGATGGGCAAGAAAGCCATCCTATTCGTGATGACCGACGATACCAAGAACTGCGACGACGTGGCCGACTACCTGCGTGGGCGTTACCCGGAACTGGCTGGTGATGCAACGTTGGTCATCCATACCAACAAGAGCGGCGAGATTTCAGAAGCAACCTCGGGTAAGAGCAAAGAAGAGTTGGACAAGTTGCGGGAACTGGCGAACTCGATTGACAGTTTGGAGAGTCCAGCCAAGGCAATTGTCTCAGTGATGATGCTGAAGGAGGGCTGGGACGTTCGTAATGTGACAACCATTGTTGGGCTACGGGCGTACACAGCCTTGAGCAATATCCTCCCTGAGCAGACGCTGGGACGAGGGCTACGCAAGATGTATCCGGGGGGCGTGGAAGAGTACGTCAGCGTGGTTGGCACGGATGCGTTCATGGAGTTTGTTGAGTCCATCAAAAACGAAGGCGTTGAGTTGGAACGTAAGCCGATGGGTGAGGGCACCGGGCCGAAGACTCCGCTGATGATTGAGGTGGACACAGAGAACGAGCGCAAGAATCTGGACGCGCTGGACATTGTTCTGCCACGCCTGACCCCGCGAGTCTACCGGGAGTACAAGAACCTGAGCGACTTGGACGAGGGCACGATGGGGCACGAGAAGGTGCTCTATCAGGCGTTCACCGAGGAAGAGCAACGTGAGATTGTATTCAAGGACGTGACCACGGGTATCGTGACGCACACGACGATTCTGGACACGGCTGGGGTGGCCGACTACCGCAGTGTGCTGGGATATTTTGCACACACGATTATGAAAGACCTGCGGCTGGTGAGCGGCTACGACGTGCTGTACGGCAAGGTGAAGGTTTTCGTTCGGGAACATCTTTTTGGGCAGGATGTTGACCTTGAAGCGCCGAACACGCTGCGCAACCTGTCGGAGATGGCGGCGACAAGAACCATTCTGGAAAGTTTCAAGAAGGCCATCAACGCGCTGACCGTGTGTGAGAGGGGCGATGCAGAGATTCGGGACCACATCAAGCTGCGGGAGACGCGGCCTTTTGTTGTGAAGGAACAAGGATACGTGGTCTCGAAGAAGAGCGTCTTCAACCGCACCATCGGCGACAGTAGGCTTGAGCTAGAGTTCGCCAGCTTTCTGGAGGATTGCGGTGACGTGGAATCGTACGCCAAGAACTATCTGGCGGTGGGTTTCAAGCTGGACTACGTGAAGGCGGACGGCGACATCTCCAACTACTACCCTGACTTCATTGTGAAGGTCGGGAACAGTGAAATCTGGCTAGTGGAGACCAAGGGACGCGAGGACTTGAACGACCCCGGCAAATGGGAGAGACTCCAGCAGTGGTGTGCTGACGCCAGCAAACTTGACGCCGGGAGACAGTACAAGGCTCTCTTTGTGCGGGAAGAGGATTGGGAACGCAACAAGCCAAAGAGTTTCAGGGACGCGGTGGCAGTCTTCGGTAACAGCACACTGTCATAGGTCATGACCAAGGCCAGGGCTACAATCGTGAGTGAGGTTTAACGACATGGCATCGAAGCGAGAAAGCGTCACATTACCGGGGCGTCTAGTCGGCATAGGCCGAGAGATGGACTGTAGCGTGCGGGTGGTCAAGGTATCACTGGTGGGGACCGATGAGTTCAACTACATCCGTCCCGTCATCCACGATGTCCCCTCAGACTTGCCCGATGGCCTTTACAGCATCACGTTTGGCGGGAAGACTGAAAGAGTCCAGCGGAAGTTTGGGGCTTGGGTAGCCCCCGTTGCCTGAATTGAGCCAACCTTCAGAGTGGATGAGGCGAACGCAAAAAGCCCCGGTCATCACTGGCCGGGGCTTTTGCATCCGGTGTGACAATCACGCCGCTATAGCTGAGAACGTGGCGTCAACACGCGACCGCATTGCATCTGTGTTGTCGTCGCTGCCAGCCAGATACTTGAGGGTTGTCTCAAGGCTGCTGTGCCTCAACCAGCGTTGGATAGTGCGGACGGGAACTCCATTTTCAGAATGCAAAGTGGCGAAAGCCTTACGGAATTTGTGCGTCTTGTACCGTTTGCAAATGGGGGCGGTCGCACAGCAACGACCGTGAGGATACGCCATGCTGGGCTTGCACTGGCACTCGCCACAATTCAAACCAGCTTTGAAGGCCAGCCGTTTGATGATGTGGAGTATCTCCTTTTCCGGGTTGGATACTGTCATGGGGAAAATGCGGCTACCTTTGGATTTGGCTTTCCGAGTCTTGAGGCGGTCAACCAGTACGGCGGGAATCTTTATGCCACCCTCCTCCTTATCCTTGGGTGTCCAGCCATTCTTTTCGCTGACATTGAAAGTGCCATGAACAAAGTCAACATCTGACCAAGTGGCATTCAAAGACTCAGCTTTTCTCGCCCCGGTCCCCAACAGGAACCAAAGTAAATCCTTCTCATCCTCACTGGCGACCGAGAGCATAGCTGAGATTTCCTCTTTGCTGTATGCTTTCACCACTTTTTTGGTTGGCTTCATCCTGTCTGTCTTTTTGAGAGGCCACGGCTGGTCATAGTAGGTGAGGAAAGTACGAAGATTGGTCAGATGGTGCGAGATAGTATAGTTTGAGTTCCCCTTGCCAATAAAGTAGTCTCTGAGGTTAAGTACATCCTCACGAGTGATGCCCTCAAGGGTGCGCTTGGTGCAAACCTGTTTGAATATCCGCAACGCATACTCGTACTGTACGTATGTGTTGGAACTCCGGGCTACTGAGACACCGGCAAGGTAAGAGTCAATCGAAGCGCCAAGGTCACGCCCCGTGGTGATAGGCTCCACAACTTGCACCCCGGCTTTTTGGCCGTCTAGGATTAGCTCCCGCTGGTGCTGGCGCAGTAAAGCCTCCTGAGCATCAGACCCCACGGACTCCCAAACCCGCTTCTCGCCCCGGAGGTAGCGGAGATGGTAAACTCCCTCTTGGTGGTGTTCCGGCTTGCCCTTGACGATGGCGTACCCCGGCTTCAACTTCCGATTGGCGCTGTAGACTGGTTCGCAGAATGGGCGGCTCCCATCCTGCATTTTGATTCTGATGTACAGATGTGCTTTCAT